GATATGATAGCTGATGGAATTGAGAACTGTGTTCAGTATATTCATAATTTTAATCCAGATAAGTCAAGGAATCCTTTTGCATATTTCACGCAAATTATTCACTATGCGTTTCTAAGAAGGATACAAAAAGAAAAGAAACAATTAGATATTAAAACAAAAATAATTGAAAAGAGTGGTTACGATGAAGTGATGACTGTAGATGATAGTTCACTTGCTGGTAGTAGTTCTGATTATAATACAATTAAAGATAATATTATTTACAAATCCAATAGATGAAAGTAGCAATTATAACTGATACTCATTATGGTGCTCGAAAGGGTTCAGACCATCTCCATAATTTTTTTGAGATGTTTTATCGTGATGTCTTCTTTCCGTCTCTAGAGAAGCATCAGATAGACACTGTGATTCATATGGGAGATATATTCGATAGTCGTAAGTCAATTGATCTTAAAAGTCTTGAGTGGTCAAAGAAGGTTGTATTTGAACCACTTAAAAAGTATAATGTTCACGCTATTGTTGGAAACCATGACTGTTACTACAAAGATACTAACTATGTAAACTCACCAGAACTTCTGTTAAGGGCATATCCAAATATTAAATTATATTCAAAAGCAACTGAGATTCAAGTTGGCAAGTTAAAAATATTGATGTTACCTTGGATTAACTCTGAGAACTTTGATGAAACAAAAAAACTAATTGATGGTTGTGATTCAAAAATTGCTATGGGTCATTTAGAAATCAATGGATTCAGAGCAACTCGTGGTCATATGATGGAAACTGGTATGGACACAAGCGTCTTTGATAAGTTTGATAAAGTTTACTCTGGGCATTTTCATACTCGTTCAACTGATGGTAAGATATACTATCTTGGAAATCCTTATGAGATGTATTGGAATGATGTAAATGATACAAGAGGATTTCATATATTTGATACAGATACCTTAGAACACACTTCAATTGATAATCCTTATAAATTGTTTTATAACGTATATTATGATGATACTAACTATAAGTTGTTCAATACTTCAATTTACAAGAATAAAATTGTAAAGGTTATTGTTCGTAAGAAAAGTAAAATTAAAGAATTTGAAAAATTTATTGATAAACTATATGCGTCAGGAGTTCAAGATTTAAAAATTATTGAAAATTTTGAAATTCAAGAGAGTGAAGAGTTTGATATTAATGAAGATGAGAATACACTTTCCATTTTAAACCGTTATATTGAGGAATCTGAGTTTGATTTAGATAAAAACATTATTAAAAATATATTTCAAGATCTTTATAGAGAAGCCTGTGAGGTAGAGTAATGTGGTTACTTACGTTAAGAGATAAGAGAACTGATGGTGCTTATGCAGTTCATGATGAGGATGGTGATAAGGTTTTGTTTATGTTTGAAAGTCAGGACGATGCAGAAAGATATGCTATGATGGTTCAGGAAGATGAAATTAAACCAAAGACGATGGATGTAATAGAAGTTGACGGAGAGCTTGCCATAACGACATGTAAGAGGTATAATTACAAGTATGCAGTGATTACACCAGATGATTTTGTGATGCCACCTAAGAATGATAGTATTTGAAGAAATTAAATGGAAGAATTTTCTGTCTACTGGAAATCACTGGACGGAAATAGATTTTCAAAAGCACCAAACAAATATGGTGATAGGGAAAAATGGTGCTGGAAAGTCAACCATGTTGGATGCTCTTACTTTTGTTCTGTTCAATAAACCTTTTCGTAAAATTAATAAAGGTCAACTGGTCAATACAAGTAATGAAAGAGATTGTTTAGTTGAAATAAAGTTTAGTGTTAATAATCGAGATTATCTTATAAGACGTGGAATCAAACCAAATATATTTGACATTGAAGTTAATGGCGATCTTCTTCATAGAGAAGCAGATGATAGATCAAACCAAAAAATATTAGAAGAAAACATATTAAAAGTAAATTATAAATCTTTTACTCAAATTGTAATCTTGGGTAGTAGTAATTTTGTTCCATTTATGCAGTTAAGTGGGTCAAATCGTCGAGAAGTTATTGAGGATCTTCTAGATATTCGTATATTTTCTGCAATGAATAATATTATAAAGGACAGGATACGTATTCAAAAGGAAGGTATAAGGTCATTAGTATTAAAGAAAGATAATATTAAAGATAAAATGGATATGCAGAAGAATTTTATCAAAGAGTTAGAAGAACAGGGAAAGAATAGTGTAAATTCTAGCAAGGATAAAATTTCAACTTTGATGGATGATACAGAGAACTGCTCTCTTGAAAATAAAGAGTTGGAAGATAACGTTTCTGACATGACAAAACAGCAAGAAAAACTGATTGGTGCAGGTGAAAAGTTATTAAAGCTTAACAATTTGAAAGGTAAATTGTCCAATAAAGTAACAACCCTTACAAAAGAACATAAGTTTTTTACCGACAATGTATCATGCCCTACATGTACTCAACCGATAGAGGAAGAGTTTCGATTAAATAGAATTAGTGACGTTCAAACTAAAGCCAAGGAACTTAAAAAAGGTTACCAAGACCTTGAAGAGACCATCAAAAAAGAGCAAGACCGAGAACGTCAATTCAATCAATTATCAAAGGAGATTTCTAAACTCAATAATGGCATTTCTAAAAACAACACTAAAATCTCTGGTTTTCAACGACAGATCAGAGATTTGGAATCTGAAATTCAAACTACTACCGAACAATTTAAGAATAGAAATACTGAACATGAAAAATTAAAAGAGTTTAAAAAAAATCTCGAAATAACAATTGAAAAATTATCTGAAAAGAAACAAGATATCAACTACTATGATTTTGCATATTCTCTTCTAAAGGATGATGGAGTCAAGACAAAAATAATTAAAAAATATTTACCATTTATTAATCAACAGGTAAATCGATACCTACACCTGATGGATTTTTATATTAATTTCACTCTCGATGAAGAGTTTAGTGAAACTGTAAAGTCACCTATCCACGAGGATTTCTCATATTCTTCTTTTAGTGAAGGTGAAAAGATGCGTATCGATTTAGCACTCTTATTTACTTGGAGAGAAGTTGCAAGAGTTAAGAATTCTGTAAATACAAACTTACTAATAATGGATGAGATATTTGATAGTTCACTTGATGGATTTGGTACAGATGAGTTTCTTAAAATTATTCGATATGTAATCAAAGGTGCTAATATTTTTGTCATATCACATAAGACTGAGTTAAATGACAAATTTGAAAATGTATTAACCTTTGATAAAGTCAAAGGATTTTCAACAATGGTTTCAAAGGAGATTGTAGGAGAATAATGAAAGTTTTAGTTACTGGACATAAAGGTTTTATTGGCAGTTATGTTTTTGATTTTCTTAGAAGTAAATTTGAAGATAGTTTAATTGAAGGAGTAGATTTTCCTGATGATATCGGGGATATTAACTTTCCTAATGATGATCATTATGATGTTATAATTCATTTAGCTGCTTTCGCTGCTCTTCGAGATAGTATTGAAAATCCAAATAAATTTTGGGAAAATAATGTGCAAAAATCTCAACCTATTTTTGATTACTGTAGAGATAATAATGTTAGATTATTATATGCAAGTTCAGCAGGAGCACATGTCTGGTGGATGAATCCATACTCAATGACTAAAAAGGTAAATGAAGTCCAAGCACCTCCTAATAGTGTAGGTATGAGATTTTTTAACGTGTGGGCAGAGGAGAATAGTCGAGAAGATATGCTCTATCGTATGTTAGTCGATAATACTGCAAAATATTTAACAACTCATAAAAGAGATTGGATACATGTACATGATGTTGCCGAAGCGATTTGTCGTTTGATTCCAAGCACTTTTACTGGTCCTATTGATATTGGAACAGGACAAGAGACCTCTGTTCTAGATTTAGCAAAAGCTTTAGGAAGAGATTCATTACCAGTTAAGGATGTTTTGAATGAACCAGATAGTTTATGTGCGAATACTACTGAGTTGCGTAATTTGGGATGGCATCCTACAATAAATATATTAGAACGTATAAAAGAATATGAACATACCTAATTGGCAACACCATTCAAAGAAAGAAAAGAAACGACATTTAAAACCACAAGCATTGCGTCAAGCAAGGAAACGTCGTGGACAGTTGTTAAAGTGTCTACTCAACCCTCCCAAGCGGAGGGTTTCTTTGTATAATGAATATATCAGATACAAATCCCGATGACTATTCAATACGAAATCAAATCACAACTAGCAAAACTTCTTGCCACAGAAGACCTTGTTGTAGAGCACAAGAAAGTTGAGACTGCATCATTCAATATTG